TCCTGTTTCCCAAATAGTTTCAAAAGCACCTGATCCAATAGAACTATTATATCCAAATTTATTAACCATAGAGTAACCAGGAACTTTACCTTGCTGTACAGCTAAATAAAATGGAATGTCATCCACTGTACTTCCACCTGTTATTGGATTTACATTATTACATCCTGACATTAACAATTTCCTCCCGTACTAAACCAAGTATATCTTTCTGTATCTTCTTTTAAATCTTTTAAATAGGTAGAATTAAGTTGTTCTACAATAATACGAAGAGCTCTATTAATTTGTCTTTGATTATCTACTTCATATTCTTTTTTTGGCTCTGGTACTCGTACATTAATTTTTGCCATTATCTTCTCCCATCCGGTTGAAGGTCAACTTGGAAAGTTCCAAATCTCCAATTCTCACCTACATTAATATTTTCTATTTTTATATTAGCATATCTTCCTCTGGCTCTAGTGCTTTTAAATTGAGTTGTTGGTAAAATAGTAAAAGGACTATAAGTAGATTGACTTGCTGCATCTGCCGGCCAATTAGATACTCCAATAGTTACTTGACTACTTCCTACTAATGTTTTGAAATTAGGTAAAAATCTTCGCATAGCTAAAAAAACTTCTGTTTGATCTTTTTGTAAAGAAAAATCAAAAGACTGAATAAAAGAAGTAAGTGTTGTAATTGTACCGTCTGGATTAATTTGATCTGTCCCTGTTTCTTGTTCAAATAATACTGTTTGTCCTAATCCTGTTTCTCCAATGACTACAGGAAAATTGCCAGAAGATGAACTATTATATTTTGTTGCATAAGGTTTAGGGTAAATAAGAGAATCAATCCAACTAGTTCTAATAGAATCAGAACTTACATTAGTATACCAAGTACCTAAATTAGGTTGTGGATTTTCCCCATAATTATAAACAACAGATCTATTGTTAAAACTAGATCCTTGTGTTGGATACCACCAAATAACCTCTGTATGTAAATTATTTAAACCTGCATTAATTTGTTGTCCTTTAGTAGTATCAATATTGTCAAATACATAATCTTCTACTGAACAAGGTAATGATTTAACTGTTCCATCAAATGCAAAAAATCCATTATTACTCATCCAATAAGCAATACCATCTATTTCAACAGCTGCATTTTTACCAATCAATCCGCAATTAGTTCCCACTTGTTCAAAGCCAAAGGTAAATGGAGCCCCAACAAATTTCATTGTGTACAAAGAATTATCGGTCCAAATTAAAATAGTTTCTTTCGCGTTCAACGCTCCAACAATTTTTGTTCCATCTTGTAATCTAAAAGTTCCAGCACTATTTACAGCTTGTACTGTAAATTCATCAATTGCTTCTGCACTTGAAAAACGAATAAACATATCGTCTTGAGTATCTTCATCTGCATTATCTGTGGTTGTTCCTAAATGAACCAAGTGACGTGTTGTTGGTGAAATTAAAGTTGCACGAGACGCAACTGGATTATTAGTTGTTTCAAAACCACTTGTTAATTGAGAAGCTCTTGTAGAAAGTCTAGCTGCAATACTAGAATCCCATGTGAATGTTTTTCCATTTGCAACAGTTGCTATTAATACATCACCATAATTATCTAAAGACCATAGTCCTGGTTCTAGTGTAATAGTCGCTGCCTGAACCGCGGTCCCCCATCCTGTATAATTAGTTGCGTTCGTAACAGTAGAACCATCCGCATGAGTTACATCTGCTGTTCCAAATTGTCCTCTAGTAATTCCTGAAATAGTATTGGTACCTGTATTATTAGTTGTGTAACTCATTAATTCATCATTAATTAACAAAACTCCACTTGCAGGTAATGTGGAAGAATCAGTTACAATAACCGAAGTAGCACCTGCTGCAAAAACACCAGCATTATTAATAGTAGTACTCGAAGCACCGGCAACCGTTCCTCCATATTGACCTACACCGAATCCATAACCATAGGTTTGTTCAGCAGGGCCAACATAAACATAAGGTTGTACAGTCATACTTCCACCCGAAGCGATGACCGCTGTTGCTTGATTTAAAGAGTCAATAGTAAAAGTAGTAGGGGTAGGTACTGTTAGTACTTGAAATAATTTATCTTCAAAGTCAGAAGCATTTAATCCCGTTCCTACTGGTAATGTAACTGAATCTAATACAATTATATCTCCTGCAACTAAACCATGATTAGTTGTTGTTGTGACTGTACATTGTTTATTAGAAATACTGTTGGTTGCTAATGTAGAAGAAGCAAAGGTAACTTGAGTTCCGTTTGGATTACTTCTCCAGGGTGTAATATCATACAATTGCCCTTCAAAATAAATAAGTAAAAATTTATCCGTCCCAATAGCAACATATCTATTACCTGTTTTATCTACAAACGCTAACATTTTTCTAGATACACCGACAATGGTTTCATTTAATAAAGAGGCCCATCCTCCTACTTTTTCAGGAAGTCCATATCTAAATCTAATATTATCGGAATCTACCCAACGACCAAACGCACCTACGCTTGTATCTTGTTTGTCAATTCCTGGGGCGAATTTAACTTCTGTGAGAGCCATGAATTAGCTCCTATGCTGTGTTAGTCTTATAAGTCCAACCTTGAGTAGCGTTTACATAAACAAGTGTAATAGCTTGTCGGTTGGTACTTAAAGTTAGAGCGGAAGCTGCTCCTAAAATATTAAGACCATTATTACCTACAACACAATTGTTTGATGCAAAGAAATTATAACCATCTATAATAACTATTTCATCTCCTACATTTGCAGAAGCAGGTAAAGTAACTGTGACGGGGTTAGTTCTAGTATCTACAATCAATTGATCTCCAGCAATTGCTACATAAGGAGAGTTAGCATCACTAATAGAATGATATCCTTTATTCATCATTCCAATAGAAGTTAAAGGAGTTGATCCATCAGATACTAATAGTAAAGTAGATCCAACGGGAACCGGAGTCGCAATTGCTTGTCCTGTAGTTAAAACACTTACTGTATAATTAGAAGTAGTTCTAGAAGTTGCATCTTCTATAATAAAAACTCTGTTTGCTGTTCCACCTGTCGTAGATGCAGGCATAGTAACCGTACAGTTACCAATTAAAGTTCCTGTTAATTTAATATAAAAATTCTTACCATTAGCGGAAGCAGAACCATCTGCTAAACTTAATGTGGTATTTCCTGAAGATAAAGTTAATGTAGTATAACCAGAGGAAGCTGTTTGTAAAATTTGTAAGTTCGTATTAGTAATAGTTCCCCATAGACCAGCTTTTTCACCGGTTGCGACTAACTCTAAAGATAAATCTGTTGAATATGTTGATGCCATAATTTAATAAGGATCTATTGGTGTCCATACCATAGTTGCTCCAGGTATGATTTCATTCCACACAATAACGTCCGTTGTTCCTCCATTATTACTAGCTAATGTTAATGGACTGCCATTTACTAGAACATTTGCTGTTCCTGATATAGTAACCGTTCCACTCTGAATAGTCAATTGGTTTCCAGTAGTATTTATTACTGCTGTTCCTGAAACAGACACATCTCCTGTCGCCATAATTAAAGGAGAACCTGTTAAAGAGACATTTGCTGTAGTAGAAATAGTAACAGTTCCTGTTCCTAAATATAAACGATCCGCGCCTGAAGTTTCTACAATAGAATTGGCTGCTATATTAACAGGACCAATGGTAAGTATTAAATTATTTCCTACAGTAGAAACAAGAACATTTCCCGCGTCATTGGGAATAGCCGAAAATGCTTGACCGGCAAAAGTACTAGTTCCGAAAAGCATCGGTTACGCTCCGTTATCTATTACTGTGTTTCCTTCAGCAATCCACTCTTGTATTGCTTGGTAATCTGTGTTTGCTTCGTCTAGCGGTACGGACAGTTGAATATTACTATTTACATAAGTAACAATATAACCAGCTTCTTGTCCATTAAAATAATATTTTGTAACTGTATTAATCATAATTATAACTCCGCATTTAATCCTAAATAAGCTGACGAATTATTATTTAATTGAACCCAACCGTTTGAACCAGATGTACCAGTAAAACCATCATCTGAATAAATAAGTCCATTTAAATAATTAGGTATATAAATTTTTATTGAATTAAAATCTTCAGTAGCTCCATCTCTTTGATATCTAAAATAATTTGTTCCACTGGTTTGATAAATACTTGGAGCTG